TGGGTGTTAGCCTAGAGCCAGGCAGACTTACCGCGATGATCCCCTACCTTGATCTGTCTCTTCTCCAACCTCCAGCGACCTTGCTCACTGAACTGGTATTTCGGTGAGAAGCCGGGTATCCCTGTCATACTACCTCCATAGAAATAGTTGAAGTAATGATGCCAGAGTGGTGTAACCCACTTTCCTTTGGTCTTTGATTCGGCAACCCACACTTTACGCTCTATCTCTGGCAACTGATAGAACTGTGCGAGTCTTTCGAGTTCTCTCCACGCCCTGGGATTGTCCTCTTGGTATTGTTGGATCCGTTCGATAAGATATGCCCTCCGATCTGCTCGAGTTTTAGCGTTGAAGTACCGATCAGACGGTCTTTCAGGGGTGACAAGCCTCCGAAGTGTCTCACCGATATCTCTGGAACGACCAGTGGTCAACCAGTCATGCCCTAGGAAGTGGACGTTCTGCGATGAGGTAATCACAGAGCTCTTCTCAGTATTAAGCTTTATCCCTAATTCCGCAAAGAAGCTAGCAGCCCGGGCGATGGTAACAGGACGATCTAGACCTATCACAACATCGTCACCCATCACTAAATAGCGTGTTGGCTTTACATGCATCATCCGCGTAACATATTCAAGGCATATCGCATTCACAAGTGAATCGATAAGTTGCGTGAACGTACTGCCGGATGGGACACCATGCTTTCGTCCATAATAGATATAGCCGTCGGGAGCCAGCATGGGCCCAGTGATAAAGAACCGAGTAATTCTGTCCCAATCCATCATGTCTTGATCGTCCATGATGAAAGACTTCTTGACAATGTTAAATGCCATCATTATCAATTTCGACGAAATCGAGCTATCGTACTTGGAGTAATCGAATAGCCCAACGAACCTACTCTTAATCCTGATCTCATTAATCATTGCTGCAGTCTCGAAATCGAAACGGCCGCCTGCATAGGGAGTGTGATGTTGTATCACTGCAGACTGGAACGGGTAAAAGAACCGACCTTCAAGAAGAGTCATCTCGAAAGGATACGCATTAACAAATCGCGCCTCCTCCTTATTCTTACCCCTGTGGAACATCACAACCGGTTGGGGAGCCAACTTCTGGTTGCTCTGTAACTTGCGAGCCGCCCTAATTGCATCAGGGTATGCATCAGCTTTACTACATAAAAGTGGTAATCCTGCTGATGAGGATGGCTCATATGGAACAGACTCTAGTGGTAATGGATGAAGGCCATCAAGCTTAAACATCCGCTCTACTTTTGCATACGCTTGACGCAGAACAATCGGGTCGTAGTTTCCCATTCTACCACCTTCAACGAACTGCAGACACTGTTTCCGAATCATATCAGGTTCGTATTTAGAACGAGCCACTAATTCTCCGTCCTCGAATGTCATACCAAGGACTGTGTCAATAGCGTCTACAAGATCCCAGAGTATTACCTCTCCCTGTTTCCGAACACATGCGTTGAAAAACCGATCAGCCGCATTGTCATTCAACGGGTGCCAGGCCCTAACACGATAGCCAGGGAAAAACCTCGGAATGCCGCTAGACTGGTAGTCAGCCAAGTCTTGTTTAGTGAACATCCGGATACCTCCTCTGCGCAGTGAACCTTAAACTATCAGATACCACCCTGAATCATTCAAGGATATGCACGTGATAGTACTCTGTTTAACGACGTTGATCTCCGTCGGACTCTTATTATACGCAGTCGCGCGTTTCGCTCTACCAGGAGCACAGTCGTAAGCTTGGTTCGCTACCTACTGTCACACTCCTTCATCGGGAAGGCAACCGGGACGAAGACCAATCGTTCCAACTTGGTGCAGAAATTACTGCCATAGTCTGAAACACGTCATAGTGTCAGACACACACTAATGATACTAATGTTCGCCGCTTCACCATCGACCTTTACCTAAGTAA